CTCAGACTACAATCAACGGACTGGTTGCATCAATCAAGGCATTCGCTGACCTTGGCCCAATCGCTGGTGGTATCGCCTCGGCAGGAATAGCGGCATCAACAGCGGCGGCTCTGGCTCAGATAGCATCTCAACCAATCCCTAAGTTCCACAGCGGTGGTATTGTTGGCGGCATCGGTGACACTCCAATCAATGCTCAAGGTGGAGAGGCAGTTCTCAACAGACAGGCAGTGGCAGGGATCGGAGCTGATGGTGTCGAGGCTCTCAATGCTGGCGGTGGAGTTGGTGGAACGGTAGTGGTGGAGATGACATATAAGCAAAGAGTATTCGACAGAGTGGTCATTGACAATCTGAGGAAGGGCGGCCCACTTGCCAACGCGATATCTTCAGCAGAGAGACGCGGTAGACGCGGCAGAGTTGGGGGGATCTTATAATGGCACAGTACACACAGGACACATTCAGAGGCTTGATTATACCAGCCGACACAGTCAACGCTCAGACCTTGGACACAGCGGCTTCCAGCTTCTCACAGGCTGGGCCAGAGGTAGGGATTCCAGAGCCACAGTCCAACACAGACATCAACCTCCAAGCAAGCGGCACCCAGCCAGCGGATCACAGCTTGAGGATCGCCACACAGGTTGGCGGCTTTGGTGGAGAGGGGAGAGCTACATTCAGATATCAAGAGCAAGGAGACACCAGCTGGCGCGGCTGGAATACCCCAGGGGCAATGAGTGGCTGGAAGTCAATCATCTGGACTGATGGCGTTGGGCCAATCACCTCAACAGAGGCAGCTCATGCCATCACCTTGTCTGATGAGACAGGCTTGGTTGCTTGTCAAGTGACAACACCTTTGGCCAAGACTGTTGTTGTTATCGCCATCACAGTGGATGGAGTGGCCACCAGCATCACAGCAATGTCAACACTGGGAGCGGCGGCCAACGGTCTCCACCCTTGTTTGGTTGAGTTGTCCTCTGGTCGCGTTCTGTTGTTCCACTATGTTGAGGACTCAGTCACTCAGACCTTACAGGTTGGGCTGATGTTCTCAGATGACAAGGGCAGTTCATGGACTCGAGTATCTTATAAGCTATTAGCTGAAGCTCTCAGCACTGGCGGCGGCACACCTTATAACACTTGGCCAGCTAATGGAATGAGAGTGGCAGAGTCCAACGGTCAACTGTTAATGTTGATAGCCAAGAGAGGAGCCATTGATTCTGTTCTCCAATATGCAAGCTCAGACGGCGGCAACCTCTTTGATCTTATCTCTGACTGGAGCGCTGAGACCATTGACGCAATAGCGCCCAACATCCTTCCTGTCTCTGGTGGCGGCTTTGAGGTGTTCACCATTCAAGGGAACGCTGACATAGCCAAGAGGTCTCTGGGTTCGGCCTTTGATAAAGGCGTGAACTCTCCACTCAACACAATCACTATCCCTCAAGCCATCGCTAACAAGCCAGGCGCCAACTTCACAGAGGGCGAGTTGTCTGTTGTAAGGTCTGACACTGGTGAGGCTTGGTTGATCTTTCGCTATAACCTCACAGGCACCTTTGACAGAGTTGGTCTTTGGTATTCTCGGCTTGGCTTTGCTGGGTCACATACTGGAGAGGGCGTTGGTCAGACAACTGGATTGGCAACAATGGGGCAAGTCTGGACGGGAGAGGGCGGCAACGATTACCCCAAAGGAATGACAGGGACTGTTCAGGCTGGTCGCTTGGTAGTGTTTCACAACTGGGTAGCTTCCACAGGCAATGAGGATAACTCTCTTGGGGCTATGTTCCTTGGTGGCTATTCAGATGTCACGCTTCCAACGTATCAAGAGGATGGCGCCTCCACTAGCTCCATGAACTATGAGGTGACTTGGCTTCCAATAGAACGTCCTCAAGACATGCCCAACTGGACACACGCAGTGGCAGGAGGCAACACATCAACCCTCCAAGCTGGTGGTCTCAATCTCACAACGACACCTGGCAACAACAGCTACCACAGAGTTCCAACTGGCACACCTTCAGAGGGCTTGGTTGCTCACTTCGCTGTTGCTTATGTCTCGGCTGGCTTTGGCTCAGAGAAGGTCAGAGCGCAGTTTGATCTGGAGGATGGCGGCCAATCTTACAAGATGAAGGTCTACCTCACAGGCTCAGTTGTTGGAGTCAGAGATGTTGTGAGTGGCGGTCTCCTTGGCTCGGCTACCATTCAGACGACTGACCCAGGGGTTGAAGTCCTTGTCTTTATGAACAATGGGAAGGCCACAGTCTATGTCAGGACTCGAACCTTTGAGGCTGACAGGAAGTGGACAAACATTATCAGTAATACAGCTCTGGCCAACGGTGGGGCTGGTGTAGCTTCAGAGGTCAGATGGGGCCACGACGCGGCATCAACAGCAGAGTCCAATTGGTATTGGTTCAACTATTGCTCAGATGGATGGGCTTGTCAGGTTCCAGCGGCTGAAGGATTCACCAATCCAACAGACTTGAGAGGTAGACCTTTTGGGACAGATGGTGTTTACGTTACGGACGGCGTGAAGATCACAGCGGTTGATGGGCCATCTGTCCCATCTGACTCTTGGCACATAGACACACGCTATCAATACAGCATTGAGAACCTGTTACCTCTGAGCAATCCATCACCATCAAAGGAGTGGCGCTCAACAGATGAGACTGTCCAGACTATCATCTGGGATCTGGGCGGCGTATTACCAGCGGTGGAGTTGGGTCTTCATCTCGAGGGCATCAACTGGAGGACAGGATCTCTCTCTGGGTTCAATGTCTCGACTGGACTATGGGAGACCATAGCGACAATAGACGCGGCAACCAGACAGACTGGTCTCAGGTTCTCTCTGGTTGGTGACACATACGCTGTTGACTATGGAGCTGGAGCCTTCACCAATCGCTATCTGGACAGAGGAGAGTTGGACGGCGCCACCTTTGCATGGTCTCCAGCAGATACCAGATCCATTGTCAAGCAGACTCAAGGCGTTCTCTCCAACGCTTCCAACAGCCAGAGTCCATTGATCAAGCTGGCGGTGACAGGGGGAGAGCCTCTCAACCCAACAGTTGATCTCTGGTCACCTCAGATTACTATTGTTGCCCATGATCAAAACGTGGTTTATACCAAGCTCAAGCTGGTGATTGATGCGAACCAGAACACTCCTCTTGGCTATTACAAGATAGGACAGATGGTTCTTGGCCCACTCCACCTCTTCACTCAAGACTATTCTTGGGGCAGAATCCAAGAGAGCCAGCCCAACACAGAGTTAGTCACCTACAGAGACGGCTCAAGAAGCTCCTTCCAGAGAGGAGACTCAAGGCGCTCTGTTCAGTTTGGATGGCTGGAAGGCGTTGACACTTCAGCATTGCAAGGCAACAGCCCAAGTCCAGACTGGGTTGATTCAAGCTCAACACCAGCCTCAGCTACCGTTGGTTACAGAGGGGATCTTCCCTCTCTGATGGTCTCACTCAATGAGGAGATCGCTGGCTCACATGTTCCACTTGTTTACTTGCCATCTATCCCAGCGGGAACTCCTGACACACTCCACCTTCAAGGCAAGTCAAAGGCTCTCTATGGTCGGATGATTGGGGGCATTACTCAAGACACATTGGTTGGAGAAGAGGCATCATCAGCGGCTGGTGAAGTAATAAAAGTATCAAACATAAAGATTGAGGGTGAGCTGTAATGGCTAGACACTTCACAGAGCAGGAACTCAGAGGAGCGGCTCCAGTCTGGATCTTAGATCTGACTTATGCTGGCAGGGTCTGGAGGTTCTCAACTGAAGCAGTGGAGATAGATGGAAACATCTATGAGGCCACTATGTCAGACGTTGGATTCTCTGATGTCATCGAGTGGGCCAGCTCAGACTTTGCTCTTCCATCGGCTGATATCAAGCTGGTCTTCAGAGAGGACATTGCCAGACTTGTTCAGCAAGGTCACGATCTCTCTGGTGCAACTGGTGAGTTGGCTCTCTGGATCAAGGGATCAGACTATGATGATAGAAGAGTTGTTGTCTCTGGTCGCGCCAACGTCGCCCAGTATGGACAGGAAGGGGAGCCTGTCACCTTCTCCTTGGAGGCTGATTGGTTGGACAACTCGAGCCTTTATCCACCAGCGGCGGCTGTAATCACTGAGGTGACTTGGCCTATCAGTCATGAGAACTCGAGGGGCAAGGTTTACCCAACAGTGTTTGGGTCTCCTGCTATGTCTCCCGTTTATGGCTGTGAGATCTTCATCGGCGCTACTGGTTTAATCGCTGGTCATGAGGTGGAGGCAACACAGGTGACCATCCATGGATCAGAGTTGACAACCCCAGCGGTGTTGAATGTTGTCTATGCCAATGATGATCTCGGCTACCAAGTTGCAACCGTCGATCTAACTGCAATCCCCACAGTTCCCCCTGGTTTAGACCAGACGTTCTGGTGTGAGTGGACTCATGGAGAGGCTCACCCTAATCCATACAGGACAGACTCAGAAGCTCTCACGGCGGCTGGTGACATAATCCGCTGGGCCTTGGAGCGGTCTGGTCTGGTGATTGACTATGGCAGGACAATAACGGCAGTCAACAAGCTGATGGACTATCAACTCTCTGGCTTCATTGGAGAGATTGGTGATGTCATGACTTGGCTCAAGGAAGAGGTCTTGGCTTTGCTTCCTGTCTCTTTGATGGCTGGCGCCGATGGAATATATCCAGTTGTCTGGGATCATAATGCTCCATCTGTAACGCAGCTGAGGGCGGGCGGTGACATCTACAGAGATGGCCCAGTCAAGTATGAGGACAATGAGATCAGGAATGAGATCTCTATCAAGTGGGGATATTCAGCCCAGACAACAGACTTCTCCAACAGATCAAGCCTGACAGGAGACCAAGTGGTTGTCACCTCTGACTTGGTAGGAAGGAACATCTACACTATCTCAAGCCGATCCAGATATGGCTCCAGAGCTTATGAGGTGGAGAGTTCTATGGTTGGCGATATGTCAACGGCTGGAAGGATACTGGCGTGGATGTCTCAGAGCTACGCCTTCAAACACAGATCTGTTACATATCGCGCACCAATAGACCTTGGCTGGCTGGCTCCTGGTGACATCATAGAGCTGACAGATTCATCGATCTCCATGACAGAACAACGCGTCATGGTTAGAGAGATTCAATGGGGGGACACAGAGATTGGATTGGATTTACTTCTAATCCCTGACCTTCCCCGTGATACAATAGTTTTATAAGGGGGATAGACAATGGCTTATTCAGTTAGCTCGGTTACAACTTCGCTCGGTAAGGGGCGATATATCATCACAATCCAAGAGTCTGATTGTGGCGTGGCGGATGAGGCAACCATCACCAACGTCCCAGCGGCGGCGCGGTTGCTCAAGCAGGTTACTCACTTAGCATCTGGAACGGCTACCACTATAGATCCAGTGATTGGATTCCAGACCAATCCTTCTGGTCTTTCGGTCTTGGCATCCAATGACGTGGCGGCGGCTTCTGTAAACAACATCAGCTCTCCACCCAATCCGTTCAACTGTTCAACTGGTGTGTTGTACCATCGAAGCAACCCAGATGCTGGCGCGGACAATGTCATAGCCACACGCTATCTCCTAATCGCTGACTGGGAGTAAACATGGGCTTCTCAACACCAAAGAGAGTTTGGCCTATTGCAGACGTTCCAAGCGGCGGCGGTGGCGGTGGTGGCGGTGGCAGTGATCCTGAATACGTCAGACTCACACCTTCAATGCTGACTGACGGAAGATCACTGGGAGCCTTTGATAGCTACACTGCCAGCAACATCAACCTGACAGATGATGGGTCGGCAACCACTGCAACTATTGTAGCCAATGTCACTCCTGGTGGCTATCCAGCAAACATTACTAGACGCTTTAGTGTCTTCTGGATGGACACTGGGATTAAGATGCAGGATCTCTCCTCAGTTGAAGTAATGCTTCAACATGTTGGAGTGGTTGGCAATCCTACTTCGAGCAGTCGGAAGCCTGTCTATGGATTGATCATTGGCGCCGATTATATGACAGCCAGCCGTGACACTTGGTATTCAACGCCAGAACACTATGCGACCATCTGCAACTACTTCGACGCTACAAACATCTATTCCAACACTATGGTTGACGATGAGAACATGGCGTCCAGTGGCCTTCCAACTTCATGGGCTCATGCAAGTTATGGTAACATTCCTGTCTATGAGCAAGCTATAGCAGGCGGGAATCCAGGAGGACAGATCCAGTTTACTGTTCGTGACCTCTTGGCTAGACGTTTAGGTGATGGCGGCGGGGGAGTCAATGTTACAGCGGCGGCCAGAGACAACTCCACTTGGCTTGGGACAGGGCGCTATTGGGTGGAGGATCAGACTCTCAAGGTTGGGATTATGATTGGAAACAAAGCAGGAAATAAGGCTTATTATGCTAACGAAGGTTGGACTTTCAAAGTGTTCTATAAGGCGGTCAAAGGCCGTCTAGCGGGGAGGCCATAATGGGAACTAAAGCTATACACACAGGAGAACTCACAGCTCTTCCTTTATTGATGGAGACTATTGAGGCTGTCTCAGGTAATGAAGTTCTGACAGAGCGGCTCCTTGAGAACCTGACAACCTCTGGGGCTGGTGACTTTGTCGACGTCACAGAGTTGGCCTATCTCATCAATCAGATGGTTCAATATGCTCTCTTTGTAAACTCTCAAGAGTATGATTTGGAAGCCGCCTCAGCTGCGATTTTAGCAGGTCAAGGATAAGACAGTGGATAAGATTCTGGATCTGACAAAAGAGTTGACAGAGACCAAGACCCGAATGATTGCCAACGAGAAAAGGATGGCAAAAGTTGAGGTTGCAGTTGATGAAATAAAGAGCAAAGTCCAGCTATGGAACGGAATGATTTTGGCTGGTCTGTTCTTGTTGCCCTTCTGGTTTGACTTGCTGGGGAGATGATCATGGATCAGTTTGCCGCCCAGTTGGTTGACCTTGGAATGACAGGTCTCCTCATTGGCTATCTAGTCAGGCAGAATATCCAGACAGCAAAGACCAATAAAGAACTCCAAGATAAATATGAGGCTCTTCTTGAGCGCACTATCAAGGCTCTGGCTGAGATTGGGAACAGGATATGATTGATCTTCTGGTGTTCATTGTTGCGGGTGTGTTGGCTCTGGCTGGCTTCTTCCTTGGTCGGGAGACTACCAAGGCCAAGAAGGACTCAGCGGCGACTCAGCGCGAACTGGTGAGGACTGAGGAAGTTATTGAAGCGATAGAGGAAGATCTCAAGGGAGACACTCCAGAGGAGGACATAGCTGGACGCTGGAGTAAGGTGTGAGTTGGGCCTTGCTATCTTTGGCTCTGGCTCCTGAGCTTCCTGTCAGACCGTCACCTATTGATGGAGAGTGTCCTCAGCCTGTGGCATTGGTAGCAGGAGAGCCAGCACCAGAGGATCTCATTGAACCGTCAGAATGGACTGTGAGTTGTGGCGCCGTAGCCTTGCCAACGTCCCTGGCGGCTTATGGATTAGAGATGATTGAATATGGAATAGCTATGGATAACATTTACAGGATAGAGATCTCAGAGCCTGGGCCTTTGGCTTGGTTAGAGCCTGTCCTTATTGGCGCGGCTGTTGGGCTGGCCGTTGGAGTCTACATTGGGAAAGATTGAGACATTAGTTGTTCATCACACAGCAACACCAACCAGTTGGACTGTTGCAAAGATCAGACAACTCCATCTTGACAGAGGCTGGCGGGATGTTGGATATCACTATCTCATCAGACTGGATGAGGACAAGACAGCCAGAGTCTACATGGGTAGACCCCAAGACGGTGACAACCATCTCTCATCTCTCGAGATTGGCGCTCATGTCAAGGGTCACAACTCCACCTCGCTGGGGATCTCCACCATTGGCAACTGGTCTAACAAAGCTATGGAGCCAGCTATTGAGCGAGTGTTGGTTCAGCATCTGGTCAAGCTCTGTCTCAAGCTCGAGCTGAAGCCCAACGATGTCAAGGGCCACCGAGAGATGGAGGGAGCAAGCACAGAGTGTCCAGGCTTGTTAGTTGATATGGACAGGCTGAGAGGTCTGGTTGACAAACAATACAAAGCGGTCAAGCGATTGCTAGGGAGAAAGAAATGTCAAAAGTCAAAGAAGTCTGGTCAAAGCTAAATCCAAAAGCGGCAATGGTTGGAGGGGCGTTGGTCATCACAACCTCCATTGGAACGTGCCAGCTAACAAAGCCAGAGGCTGAAGAGCCAACAGTTGAGGAGACTCCACTGGTTGTCCCCATTGAGGAGCCAGTTGAAGAGCCAGAGGTTGAGGCTGAAGATATCGCAGCTGAAGAGCCAGAGGCTCCAGAGTCTGAGTAAGTTTGGCGCGTCAGTGTGTCAGTTTGACAAGTGGCGGTTTTGCGGCGGCTACCTCCTACCACTGGCGCGTCTATCTCAAAGGGTGATCTTCCACGTTTTTAGTTGTTGCTTCCATCTCTCAATCCATTGGATCGCGTCATCTCGATCTTGTTGGTGCTTCCCTGCATGCACTTGTCTTGTTACGTGGCGTTCAGATTCAAGGAGGCAGGTTTTCAATAAGGCTATCTCTTTATCTTTGAAAGTCATCTCAGATAGACCTTGAGGATCCGATCTCTGATCTCTGGTTGATACCTGGAGAAGGACTCACCCTTGTCTGTCTCGAAACTCACAGAGCCATCAGCAAAGACCTTGACTGTTGAGTCTGGCTTGATGGTGAACTCATCTTGCCAGTCTCTGGGGATAGTGTCGAGCTGTTCACAGAAGTGATTGAGGCTGATCTTAATCATCTGTAGTCTTTCAGATCTATTGGCAATATCATATTATCATCTGACTGATACACAAAGACGGGGCCACCTTCATCGTCTTCTAGTGGTTGGATATGATCGTTATACCATTTGTCAGCGGCCTCATATTCGTACCCTTCAACCTCAACCAGAGCGTTGACCACTTGGTCAGCACTATAACAGATCGACGGCTCATTTGATGACTTGTAAACCACTCCCAATATTGCTCTATTGAATGTGGACTGGGGTTCTAAAAATATCATCTCTCTCTCCTCTTTGGTTCTCTGTCTTTTGGTTCTAAGAATATCAACTTGATATCACTCATCTGAGCAACCTCCAAGCCTTGACAACACAGGCTGAGACTTGACCGTTCCCAATGGCCTTGAGCCTTGAGCTGTTGTTGGCCTTCTTGCCTGTCCTTGGTGTGTCGCTCTCCCAATCATGGGGCCAGTAGTTATCCATAACCAACCAATCCTCCATCACTCCAGAGGGCAGAGGCTCCAGAGATGTCCAACCCTTGGGCCATCCCATGAGAAGCTCTACCCAATCTGGGTTGAGTGTTCCTCCTGCCTGGAACGATAAGCTTGGTTCGTTCCTTCTCCCTTCTGATGGACAGCCTGATTCTTTATACATATGAGCGATTGGTGTTGGCCATCTCTCTGGAATAATGCCTTGTCTCTTGAATGGATCCCCTCCAATCATAACTGTAGCCTCCTCTCTGGTGATCTCTCCATCATCAATCAACAACCTCATCTTTCTGACTGATCCCTCAGTTGGCCCCCTGTAGACGGTTGGAGTGGGCCACGATCCAGAGCCTGTCCCTCTGGTGAGGGGCGCCACAGGAGTTCGCCGATATGCAGTCCCATCTAATATCATAGCCGCTCTGGGCCAACTCTCCGCATATTTTGTGCATATACCCATGAGATCCAGCAAGGAGACCTGCAACGTTCTCAAGCAAGATCCACTCTGGTCTAACCTCCCGAATGACTCGAAGGGTGGAGGGCCATCCATCTCTTGGATCCTCACCAGCTCGCTGGTCTCCCGCGACTGAGAAGGGCTGGCAGGGGAAACCCGCAGAGATGAGATCCACGCGTCCACGCCACTGTGTCCCGTCGAAGGTGTGGACATTGTCCCAGATAGGGAAGGGTGGAAGGTGTCCGTCTCTCTGTCTTTGTTGGAGGGACTTGATACAATACTCTTCCCACTCGACAGCACAGACAATGTTGTGTCCTGCCTTGATTGAGCCAAGAAGTCCTCCGCCTGCTCCTGCAAATAATGCCAGCTCATTCACTTATCCCTCCTCTTTGGTTCTCTCTCATTGTTCCAAGCGTAATGAATAGCTACCGCGCACTTGGCACAATACAGCTTGGCCTTGAGCAAGATGACGGCTGGCGCTACTTTGCACTTGGCACAATCTGTTCTCAGTATCTCAATCATCTCCACAATCTACCTCTCTCTTGATAAGAGCCAGAGCCAATGAAGCCTCATCAACATCTCCCTTGATCAGAGCGGTCAAGCCTCTCTGGGCCAGATGCTTTATCTTGAGGGCTAGATCAATCGCGCTCTCATCAAGCTCTTCTAACTTGTTGACTAGCTCGCCAACTATCTGTCTATGTTCAAACATCTCTCTCTCCTGGTTGGATTGGTTGTGGGCCTTCCACCCACTCGCCGTCAGTTATTTGGCTCTCAGCGGTGTATTGAGCGAGTGTTTAAAACGGAATCTCTTCTGAATCATCAGCCTCAGCTGCGATTTTTGGAGCCTCTTCTTTTGAGCCTTTGAAGACAACCTGATTGGCTACAAGCTCCCAGCTAGTCCTCTTGTTGCCTTGCTTATCTTCCCACTTGGAACTCCTCATCTCACCATTGACGATTACCTCTTTGCCCTTGGCGCAATGCTCGAGGACAACATCGGCGGTCTTGCCAAACGCCTTACAGTTGAACCAGTGAGTGGTTTTGTTAGCACCATAGCCGAGATTTACAGCCACAGAGAATGAGGCAATATTCAACCCCTTTGAGGTTGTCTTGAGTTCAGGATCTCTCCCAAGATGACCATTGATAGTTGTGTTACAGAATGACATGATAGCTCCTTATATGCTCATGATTAGTAATGTAATCAGGTAGACAATCGGAATGATTGCCAGCCCTTGGATTATTTGTTTGGTTTCGTCTCTCATTATTTAGTCCTCCAACTCACACCTTGCTTGTTTAGCAGGATGGCACCAGCGACATCATCAACCTCAAGAGCTTTCTTCAAAGCCTGTTTGTCAATCTTGATCTTGGTGGTAGTCTCCTCTGTCTTGAACGCGGCAGGAATCAGAGACTCGTTAGAGATCTCCACTGTCTTCCTGTTAGTCATGGAGCAAGTCCCCCAAGACTCTCTGACTGTTGAAGACTCTCCCAGCTCAGCTCGAGCTTGGAGCAGACCCAGAGCCAGCCTGTTTAGACGGTCTTGAGCCTTCTTGAGTCTGTCAACCTTGATCTTGTGGCGCTCAATCAACTCTCTGTGTTGAGCTGTCTCCATTGACAGTCTGTCTCTGACTGCCAGGATTGACCCCAGCTTGTCCTTGGAGTTGGACAACAGAAGCTCAAGCTCTTGGATTTTCTCATCAGAGATCACTCCTCCACTGTCCTCTAAGTCCATCACCATTCTGGCGGCGGCTGTCATCATCTCAAAGCTATTCATCACTCTCTCCTTTTTTCGGTTTGTTTGGTTGGGTTTTCAGAGGAGTTAGAAACTCCTTCTGGTATTTTACATAACACGGATGACATAATCTAAGGTGATTATTTGTATCAGTTCCGCACTCTCTACACATAAAAGGCTTCATTGATCAATCCATGCCTCTGTGAGTTTGGCTGTCAGGAGCGGCGCACCCTCAGCCAGCTTGAGGATTGCTCTGAACTGGGCCTTGGTGGGAACTCTCCCTCCTCTCTCCCAGTCAGAGACTGTTGGTTGCATACCCAAGGTTGCCTCTCCAAACTTCTGTTGAGACATGCCCAACTCCAACCTCAGCTCTTTCAATAGTTTATGAAGCATTGGTCTCTTCCTTTTTAATCTGTAAGTGTTCATGGTGTAGGAGCTTCCACTCTTCAACCTTCTCTGGTGCCATCTCTGTCAGATGTCTGACCAGACCATTCCTCTCAGCCTGTTCCATCTTGCTGGGCCTTGGCTTGTCTTTCTGTTCACACATCCAAGCGACTTGTTCATAAGTCCATCCATCACCGATGTTGGACAAGGTGGCGGCAAAAGTTCTATTGTTGAAGGTCTCTGAACGTGTCAACTCTCTCGGGTTGTGCTTTGGTTTGGTCTTGGCCTTCCTTCCCTGGGCGGTGTTGCCATCATCATCCTCAGCGCCCAATCCAACGATAGCTTGAGCGGCATATCGTCTGAGATAAGTCAGCCCAGAGCCAGCTCCTTGAGGCCCACCTCCTCTACCAAGAGGACAACTGGCCAGCGCCAGAACATAGGCTCCGTTCTTATGGCCCAAGATAGTTGTCAGCGTGACAGACCCGTCCTGAGTCTCTCCCACTAGTTGCATGAGAGACAGGTTGTTCTCATTCAATGCTGGAAGGATGGCATCCAATACTGTTGTCAGGTCAGCGTATTTAGACTTAAAGTGTGGATTAGATGACCTCTTCTTTGCTGGGTCAATCTCTTGTTGTGCCTTTGCCAAGGCGCCGAATAGCTCACCAAGCGCGGCTGGCTCACCGTGTAGTTGATTAGTCATTGTCCTCTTCCTCCAATCTCTTTAAGTTCTCAGCTCGATATTGATCACACAACATTCTAAAAGGAATCCCGTCCATGTAGGTGGGGAACTCTCCTTTGATGTAGCTGTTCACGCTTGCGTGGAACACTGCGAAGTCTGCGAGCTGGCCAAACATCTTGGCTATCTTGACATATTCCTCTGATTTAGTTCTCTCACTCATAGCGACCTCCTGAGCTTCTCAAGGTCACTTATAATGACAAGTTGTTTGAGTTCAAAGCCTTCTATCTTCCATTGCTTGAGAAGATTGTTGGCGGCTGATCTGAGGCTTGGACTATGGAATAGCCAGAACCTCAAGTCATTGTTGTATCTAGTTAGTAATTGCAGTGATTCCATTCATGCTCCTTGGTTGGTTGGGTTGCCCCTTTCGGGGGCGGTTGTTGGTTATCTCTTGTATCTTTCGGGATTGTTTACCGCGTCCCAGTTGTAGATCGGGTGTCCTATCTCTAGGCGAGGGCGACCATTTTGAGCCTCTATAGGGTTAGACCATACTAGACCCGAGCTTATGAGAGTTCTAACGGTCGATTTCTTATAAGTCCTGCTTTCCTCGCTCGAACATACGCACCAGTGATTTTCACTGTAACGGTCAGTCCTGAACACTGTACAATCACCAGTCTTGATTATAAATTTGTAAAGGGCGCTTTGTGTTAAGTCTGCCATTCTATGCTCCTTGGTTGGTTGGGTGTTATAGTTATAACGTCATCATTATATAACGTGCAACAAGAAAAGGATGAAAGATGGATAAATGGCGAGCTGTCATCATGTTGGAACCAATGGGAAAACAGAGACCAAGGATTGTCTCAAAGGGCAGATTCTCAACAGCCTATACCCC